AACAAAACAAAAAACAATATCCAAAATCCATGAGTGACAATCAAATCATAGGCGCATCAGTCCAGGTTGGTACCGGCAGCAGTAACGCTAACATCAAGGAGGTAAATAAAAACCTCAAAGATGTGAAGGCAACGCTTGCGGATACCGGTAAAGCAGCGGCCGGAGTAGGCAAAGACCTTGAAGGCGCTACAGGACATTTCAAAAATATAAAAGAACAGTTGGCAGCGGTAAGCCCTGCAGGCGCTGCTGCTACAGAGGGCGTCGGTAAGTTCTCCGCTGCATTAAAAGTACTGGCCGCCAATCCGGTTGTGGCTATTCTGACAGCTATAGTAGCAGTACTTGCCCTCATTTATAAAGCATTTACCAACACGTTTGAAGGTGGCGAAAAAGTTGAGCAGATATTCTCGGGCATAAAAGCTGCAGGCCAAGCATTGCTGGATAGCTTGGACAAAATCGGCAGCGCCATTGTCAAGGTATTCAAATTCGATTTTAGCGGGGCTATTGCAGATATTAAAGCTGTTGGCGATGCTGTAGGTAACGCCTATTCTAAAATGGCAGCGTTAACTCAGGAAGCTCAGAAGCTGGCAAGGGAACAAGCCACAAACGATTTGGAGCAAGCAGAACGGGCAAAGAAACTGGCTATATTGAGGGAACAGGCAACTGACGAAGATATCCCGGTTGCAAAAAGAAAGGCCGCATTAAAGGAATTGCAGAAAGCCTCAGAAGATAATGCCAGAGAAGATATCGATCTCGCTAAGCGGACTGCAGAAAATAAAATCGCGCAACTGACTTTAGAAAAAGATGGTGAGAAGAAAAATTTTATTGAGATTCAAAAAATCAAGGCTGACCAAGTCAAGGTTGAAACCGATAACGCGAATGAATTACGCAGGATTAATAAACAGCTAACGGCTACTGAAAAACAAGAAAACGCTGAGCGGGTGGAAGCGCAGAAGGCCGCTGCTGAAAAAACAAAAGAAGAAAGGCTCAAACTGATTGAATACAATAACACCCTTCGAAAACTACAGAATGAGAATGAGCTGGCCACCATTAAAGATGGCTACGACAAAGAGCTGAAGCAATTACAGATAAAAATTGCTGACGAGAAAAGAGCCAATGAGCAGGCTTTTAAAGATAAAAAACTCACGGCGGACCAGTATGCCACCATTAACCAGGCTATCGATATCCAGGCAAATGTGCAGCGCGACGCTATAACTGAAAAACATAACAAAGAAATCCAGACAAAAGAAGTCGCCTTTCAAAAAGAACTGGCTGCTATCACTACAAAGACCAGGCTTGACGGCATTATTGACAGCCGGGAGCTGGAAAAAGTTCAATTAGAAATTGGTTATCAGGAGAAACTTGCACAGGCCATTGAGCATTATAAAGACGATTCTGAAAAATTGCAGATAATTAAAAATGCCATTGACGCCCAACACAAAGCGGAGCAGGATAAACTCGACGCAAAGAACGCCAAAGAAGATGAAAAAAATAAGGTTGACAAAGGCATGAAGGCGCTGGGTAAATTAATTGACGACCCGGCTGCGCCTTTAAAAGCAAAAAAAGAGGCGCTCGATGCAGAGGTGAAACTTAACCAGGACGCTTTTGATCAAAAGCTCATTACCGAGCAAGAGTATAATGCTAATGTTGAACAACTCGCGGCAGTAAGGAAAACAATTAAGCAGCAGGAAATTGATATGGCCTTTAAAGCCGCTGACGTAGCCGCTGGTTTATTTGATGCAGTTGCAGAGGCCGCAGGTAAGCAAACGGCAGTAGGAAAGGCACTCTCCATAGCATCCACAACAATTGCAACGATTGAATCAGCAGTAAAGGCCTTCAATTCCTTTGCTGATATACCAATTATCGGAACAGCTCTCGGGGTCGCTGCCGCTGCCGCCGCTGCTATTAGTGGTTTTAATAATGTAAAGAAAATAATTGCCGTACAAGTTCCTGGACATGGTGGCGGTAGTGGTGGATCCGTACCAAGTGTAGCACAGCCTGCAGCGCCGATAGCACCCACTCAGACAAGCACCAGCCTTGATGCAAACACATTGAATGGAATCGGTAATGCCGCTGCACATGGCGTGAATAGCAATGTAAGGGCGTTCGTGCTCGATAGTGATATTGAAGACCATCGTCAGCGGTCAGAGCGCTTAAACCGCGCCTCACGCCTCGGCGGTTAAAAAATAAAACATGGAAAATCTAAATTTTAAAATTACCGGCGATAGCACAAGGAGTGTTGTGATAAACCTTCTGGTTCTTTTATTGGCAAATCAGGAAGAATTGAGTCATACAATGATTGCCATACTAGAGCCGGATAAAGATAAGGCGCTTGCTCTCATCAATACGTTTGAAGCCAATGTCAAAAAACATGCGTCTGATATTTTGGAAGCCATTTATATAGAACATGGAATTCTGGAACCTGATAAAATTTTTACCGATGAATGAATTCTTCCATTATCTGGCCAATGAGGGACGGGCAATCACCGATTACAGGAATACGCATCCCGGGCTTGCACACCTGCCAGCATACAGGATTGATGTGTTTATCCGGCTTGAGAAATTAAGAAAACTTATTAATTCAAAATAAAATACAAAAATCATGAGTATATCAGACTTACTCCGAAAACAGGCTCTTGCCGAAAAAGAACAACAAGCAAAGCTCAAGAAAATTGAAGCGATGGAAGCCGAGCTCAAGGCTATGAAATTAAAGGCATCAAAGCCGGTTCTCATTAACCCTAAAGAGCTGGCAGCGGAAAAACAAAAAAATCTGGAAAAGTTCGGAGCGGCTTTGAGAAAAGTGAATGAAGAGAAACGACAGAAGCCAATGAATGATGCGCATGCGTATTTATCAAATGCTGGCTGGACCAGGGTTGCACACAATCCGGAAAAACTGAGTGCGGTTTATACGCACAAGCAGTTACCTGGTCATCAGTTGAAAATTGATAAGAATGAATTTTCAATAGTCAAAGGGGCTGATGTTGTCCAATCGAAAACGCCATTAACTAAAATAAAATCATTCTTGCCGACGCCACCCGTTACGCAAAAGACGCCCCCTTTAAAAGCCGCAACCGTTTTCAGAAAGCATGACAGGTTTACATTCTTCCCGAATAGTTAAAACCGCTACAGGAAGAGATTACCAAATTAAAATCAAACAAATCATGACAGAGCAAGACATTAAATTTCTTGAAGACAATAGAAACGTTTATTCAAGATTCAAAGCAGTTGACTACCTGAAAGGATTTGATTTCCAAACTGCAGCCCGCATAATGAGAGAAAACTTCCGGCCAGGCTACGTGCTTGATGAAAACAATCCTGGTGCTGGACTGAACCTGGTAAAGGATCTCTATACTTTATATGAAAGGTCGCAGCAGCAGGAATCAGAAGAGAAGGTTGTTCTTACAATGCCGGCATCATAATTTCTTTTTCTAATGTCCATAACCCCCAGGCACCCAGCAGAACTGGGGCCGGGGTCTTTTAAATTCTTTACGCTATGAGTATAACAAAAGCACAAGCCGCTGCTCTTGCCGATGGCTTCTTGAATTCTCTCGGTGAAGAAAAGGACTTCCAACCAAAAGAGATTTATACTGAACTGATATTAATTGCAGGCTCATTAGTTGAACAGGCACAGAATAACCTGGAGAAGGACCATAGCAACTCATCTGGCAAGCTGGCCAGCTCCCTTCACCTGGACGAACCCACTCAGAATGGCAATGTGGTAAGGGTAGATGTTTTAATGAATCAGTATGGCCGCTATGTCAATAAAGGAGTGAAGGGTACAGTCTCCGGTAGAAGCACAGCCGGGTATTCATTTAAGACGCCATTGCCTTCTACAGCCATGGTGAAGTCCTTGGCTGAGGGAATTGGCCGGGCAAAGAAAAGTACTTCCGTATCTGATGTAAAGAAATACGGCGCCCATGGTGGCCATGAAAAGAAGCTGGTAAACCTTTCCAATATAACAAAAGCATTTGGCGCCGGCGTTAACATAAAACGCTATGGTATCAAACCTACGGGCTTCCTGGATAAAGCCGTGGCAACTACAGTGGCCAGTGTAAGGGACCGGTTAGGTGCAGCATTAAAAATTGATATCATTAACTCAATAAACAAATCATGAAAAAATACGGCTATCCTTCTATAGTTATTATCTGCTTATTTGTGCCAGTGCTGCGTTGGATTGCGGCCATCCTGTTGGCCGGTGTCATGCTTTATAATGCTACGGCAGATATCAAAAGGTGGCATAAAAAAAGTTCCAGTAGCACCCCTACAGTTTAATTTTCTGGCCAGGTGCGGCTTTCATGAGGTTGATTGCATATAGTTGGCCTGCAGGTTGGCAAGCAAATAAAAAAGCCACCCGGTGAAGGTGGCCTTGATGTTATGTTCCCGAGGGTGTTTCTTTCTCTGGTGGCTTGTGCTGTTTTTCTTTCGCTTGCTTTTTTTGCATGCGTTTAATATGGTTCCTTACTACCTGCCGGGCCAGCGCCTCTATGCGCTGCTCTTTTTCACTGTTGTTCTTTATGTAGGCGACTTTCAGCATATGTATAATTTTATTGTTTGTGATGATTCATAAAAAGTCTTAGGCGTTCGTACCATATGACATCTTCTTCAGGAATCTGTAATTTCTTATTTCGTCCTGGAATTTTTACCAAATGGATATCCGGCGCCTCATGATTTGGCAAATCAAACTCTTTTGCATCAATATTTTTCAAGGCTGCAAGTGATAAACGAATACAAAGGTGTATTCTATCTACTCTATCTAAAGTATGAAAAGGGCAGTTATATTTTGAGGGGCATTCTGTACAATTATTGATAGTCATAAACGATTAAATTTAAATGTGAAGAATTGGTAAAGGCCCCAGTAGAAACCGGGACCGGCTTTGGAGGTGTCCGAGCATTGAGGCGTGTTCCGCACAAATGCCACCCCTATTTGGAGCTGGACTTAAAACTTAAATGATTTATTCCGGAAGGCCAGTATCAGTCATTGCCTTTGCGAGCCGGAAAAGGCATTGTATTCCGTGCATACATTCTTCGGCATAATCTGAAGAAAGGTATGAGTCGCGAGAATTATGACCGAAAGCTGACGTTAATTGAGATACCTTTTCAACATAGATATATTTTCCGAAGCATTGGTCAATTTCTCTAATTCCCAGTGCTATATTTTCAAGACATTTGGGACCGCCCGAATACCAGGCCGGAAGAATATGTTCAACAAAACGAAGAAGCATGTACATCAAATCTCCATCGTCTTCTTCCTTATACGGGTTTGCAAGTTTGAATTCATAGGCCCAATAAATTGCCAGTGACAGAAAAACCGAAAGATTGGTAGGTTTCTCCATCATTTCCACCAGGTCTTTTGCACCTTGGAGATGTGCAGAATTGAATTTGGGAGTTGTTTGCACGTTTGAGCTGCGTGCAGTAGATTTGCGCGTTGACATAAATTTTAATCGGTTTATTGTTAATGAATGCCCCTCAATGTGTTAGTAGCACAGAAAGGGGTTTTTTGTTTACATGCTTGTTTAAATTTTAATGCGGCCAACTGCATGGCCAACTTGTTAAATAATGTCGGTAGAAACCTCGTAAAAACCTCGTAAATGGTAGTGTAGAGGTTCTACTGGAACCCCGCTAGCTAGCTTCTTTCATCTGAACTATTTTGGTTTCCCATTTCTTTTTATTGTGCTCCAAAAGTCGTTTAGCAGTATCCAATTTTGAAACCCGGATATACTTCAAAAAAGCCTTTTCTGTTTTATGACCGGTTATCTTCATCAGGTCAATAACTGGGAAGCCTTCCAGATAAAGATTGGTTGCAAAGGACCTGCGAGCCGTGTGAGAAGAAATGCATTTATACAACTCCAGTTTGGGGTTGGATGATAAACGGCCCGTTTCGTTCAATTCCGCGGCCTCACAGGCATCCTTGATATAATCGTTGAACTTTTGATTTGACAGCGACCTTGGTAGCCTATTGTCATTCTCATGATATTTTTCGAATATCTCCAACACTATCGGGTTTGCCGGAATAATCACCAGCTCCTTTGTTTTTTGAGTAACCATCTTGATGTAAAGCTGGCCATCATTCCTTACAATATTCTCTGGTTTAATATTCGAATAATCAGAATATCGCAGGCCAGTAAAGCAGCCAACTACAAACAAGTCACGAACCTGGTCCAATTTCTTAAAAGATTTATGTGCACTCAAATCATGGTAATAAAGCTTCATTACTTCGCGCTCAGTCAGGTAAACAGCATCGGTATCTTCATCAGTAACTGTAAAATTTTTCTTTTTGAACTGGTAGTTATCAGTCCATCCCAGTTCAATGCCTTCAGCCATGAAAACCTTTAACAACCGGATGTCCTTGGCAATGGTGTTCTGACTTAGCCCAGGAGGCTTCTCAGGGTCTTTGCTCCATTTATATTTCTTCAAAAAGCTCACGTAAGAATAAAAGAAATCCAGGGTAATTGTATCAAAATCTATTCTGTACTTTTTCTTACTTTGATAATCGAGCAAATGCTTTTTAACTGCGCTATAATTGTCCAGGCTGCTTTGGCTCTTGTCTTTGCCCTTTGCCTTTATATCGCCGGCAATGAATCTTTCAATAAGGCTGAAAAGTGACCGTTCCTTTGAAGTAGCTTCATCTGTCAGATTTTTATAAAAGAAGGCATCAAGGTGTGTCTTGAGAGTTGCTTTTGAGGGAACACCATTTTTTATTTCCTCTTTGTAAGTTTTTTCGAGAAGTGCTTTCAGGTTGTCAAGTAAATCATTCAGGGAATGCTGACCATCGGCCGTGGTTTTTTTGTTACTCTTTACCCGCTGTTTTTCAAAATCCCAGTCACCCCCTATATAAACCTTTCGGGCGCCTTTCATTTTGCCATTCCATTTACCCGGGTAAACTTTTTCTCCAAATGCATATACAAACTTTGTCCCACTGTATTTGAACTGCAGATATATAAGCTGCTTTTCTGTTTCGTCTGCTGTCTTTTTCAGGTAGAAGTTAACGGTAGGCATGGGGCTATCCTATTTTGATAAAATAAAAATAGGGAAGTTTTTCCAGTTGGCCCGTACAGTTGGCCGTTTTTTTTATATTTATTTTGCAACAACTGTACAACGGTGTACAGTTAATCAGAGGGGAACAGGCTATTGTAGCGAATATAAAGCGGCCAACTATCAAAGCTGTAAACAAGGTTCAAGTACTCCCCCTACAGCTTTGAATTGGCCTGAAACGCAATACCACATTGCTTTTCAGGCTTTTTTATTTTTTACAGTTGGCTCGATGGTTGGCTGATGTAGCAGGTTTTGATATTTTTTCTTGTAATCCTCAATTGCCTCAGCATAGGCATCCTTTATATTTAACCCCTTTTTACTGGCAATGGTTTTCATATCGGCGATATCATCAGTCTTGAGAATAGCTGTATACTTCTTCTCGGATATACCAATATTTTTAGGGCGGCCTCGTCCCTTTTTTGTAATTGTTTTGATATCAGCTGGTATATGAACACCGGCTTTTTTTGCAAAATCTCTCATTAAATTTTCATTTTTATAGCTGGCGCGTTTCATTGGAAGATCTCTTTTTTTTATATCGGGCCCTAACTCTATACGGGCCATTATTTTTTTAATTCTCGAATAGCAGCTCTGCCAGGAAATACCAGTTACGCTTTCTATTTCCCTGTAATTTCCGAAACCTATCTTTTTAAAAAACCCCATCAAAGCTCTATCATACCAGTATAAATTCATCAATACCCATTCTGCATAGGCCTGCTTACAAAAGTTATCATATTCACCATGAATATTCAGCCACTTGTTTTTATATGCCCGGTCGCGATTCCGGGCTTTTAGAAATGGATAGTAGTATTCAATGTTATTTCCAGGGTTCATTTGTTCTTCTATCACCGTTATTTTTTGTACTACAAATATAAACGTAAATCAAACAATACATACTTATACATATTTAGGTTTGAATCGGTAGAAAACCCCGGTTCGACCATTTATGCCAGAAAATCTTTTAACACGAACTCAAGTAGCCGCTATGGTTGGGGTTCATCCTTTAACAATAAGGGTATGGGAACGAACAAAAAGAATAACTCCTACTGCCTACATAGGGAGAAGGCCACGCTATTCTCTGGAAGCCGTAGAAAAGGCTTTTACTAAAACTCCAGTTCAAACAAAAAAAACACCAGGTGATGAATGACCTCATACTATCCCAGATTCCAGTGGCGGAGCTGATTAATCAGATCCGCGCAGTAGTAAAAGAAGAAATAAAAGCAGAGCACCAAAAGACTGAGGGTGAAAAATTGTTGTCACCTGCTGAAACCTGCAAACTGTTTCAACCAACTATTAGCCGGGTTACTCTGCAATCCTGGACAGCTGCGGGCCATCTCAAAAGGCATGATATCGGAGGCCGTGTATTTTACCGGTTGAGTGAAGTGATAGAAGCTGCCAAATCTTTGAAACGCTATAAAACCAAATAAGCAATGACTGAACAAAACAAAAGGTTTCTGGATGACTCCAGGGTTTATTATGATACACTGGAACGCACGGGCATGGTGCGGGATATCAACTTTCCGGCAATGCTCGAAGTATATCAAGAAGAGTTTGACCCGGGTTTTCGGCTACGTGAATACTCAATGACCGCTATGTGTGCTCTGATTAAAAAATTATATACCTCATATGACCGCTGGCTCGCTGAAAATCAGCAAGAGGTAAAATAAACAAGCCCCGAATAATATGAAGGACCATACAAACGGGGCCGTTAAAAGCCACGATAAAATTAATAAAACTTTTTCTGCTGATAATTTATTGGCTGAAGCACAGGCTTCTTTTTCTTATGAGCATTTAAGGGTTACCAAAGAAAAAAATATTGCTCAGCCGGAACCTACCATTACAATCGGTGGCGCGGCCATTGCTTCGCCCGGAAACATTACTGCCATAGGCGCGGCCGCAAAAGCGGGAAAGACAGCCACAACCTCAGTAATTGCGGCAGGTGCAATATCGGTCACCGGAAATATAGACGGCTTTCCCGGTCTGGAAGTAAAACCTAATGTAAAAAAATTCGCAGTTATATGTTTTGACAGCGAACAAAGCGAAGCTGACCAGCAATACAATGTAATCACAGTTTTAAAAAGAGCTGGTCTTGAAAACACGCCTAATTATTACCTGGCATATAATATCAGGCAATTAAAATTTAGTGAATACCAAACAGTAACCGATGCCATATGTGAATACGCGATGGAAAAACACAAGGGTGTTCATTTGATAATTATTGACGGGGGCGCCGACTATGTTCTTTCTGTAAATGATGAAAAAGATGCATCGATGATTGTCCAATACTTCACCCACCTGGCCATAAAATATAATTGCCCAGTTGTGGTGGTTGTCCACCAAAATCCAGGCAGCGACAAAGAGAGAGGCCATTTTGGCTCTGAAATTCAACGCAAATGTTATGGGCTCCTTACCATCACAAAGGAGGCTGATATCTCAACCCTGGCGCCTAAAATAATGCGCAAGGCCGGGCAGGGTGACGTACCATTAATCAACTTCAAATATTGCAAAGAAAAAGGATATCATGTATCAGTTGAACCGCCGGATAAGGAGGTGCAAAAGGCAGTAAAAATCCAAAACCGGCATTTAGATATTGCAAAAAAAGTATTTGCACCTCCCACTGCACTAACCTTTTCAGATGCGGTGAGCGCTATTATGAAGGAAACCAGCAAAGGAGAAAGGACTGCAAAGCAAATGATTAGCGACATGAAAGGATGGGGTTATATATCTCTTGAAAATGACAAACATTATCGATTGGTGCAATAGTGCAAAATGGTGCAAAATGGAATAATTGCACTTGGTGCAAGGTGCAAAGGTGCATATATATAGATTGCACCATTGCACTACACAGAAAAGTTCACTTTAAAAAGTAGTGTAAAAATGACAACAGAATTTAAATTTCACCTTGATAAAACCAGTAAGAAATTTGTTTGTCCAGCATGCCGGCAGAAAAGATTTGTTCTATATATCAATACTGGCAGCCAAGAATATTTGTCGGAGAAAGTTGGCAGGTGTGACCGCGAAGATTCATGCGGATATCATTTTACCCCAAAAGAATATTTTGTTGAAAACCCGGAAGCATACGGTCCCACATTCACTGAGCAAAACTTTCCAGATAAACCCGTGCCTAAAATAGCTAGCGCAATCAGCTTTCTTCCCTTTGAAATAATGAATACTTCTGTGACTGGCCACCGCCTTTGCAGTCTATACCCATTCCTGCAGAAATTATTTGGGGATGAAATAGCCAGTGTTTTATGCCAAGAGTATTTTATCGGCACCAGCAGGGAAAATAATACAGCATTCTGGCAGGTCGATATTGAAGGGAGAATTAGGCAGGTGAAGGTCATGCAATATAATTCAGAGACGGGCAGGCGAAATAAAGAGACGGGCGCAATATTCGCGGGTAAAAAAATACTTGGAGATAACGAAGCAAATCTGCAGCAGTGTTTTTTCGGTGAGTTTCTTTTATCTCTTCCAGAAAATGATAATAAAAAAGTCGCCATTGTTGAAAGCGAAAAGACTGCAGTGATTGCATCAATTTATTACCCTGAATTTGTTTGGCTGGCCACCGGTGGTAAGCATGGCTGTAAATGGACAGAAGCAACTGTATGTAAAGTTTTACAGGGACGTAAGATTATTTTATTTCCAGACCTGGGTGCATTTGAAAGTTGGAGCAATAAAGCATTACTTCTGGCAGCAATAACCGGCTGCAAGGTGGCAGTCTCTGATACACTTGAACGAATAGCGACGCCTGAAGAAAAAACTAACGGTTTAGACCTTGCTGATTATTTATTGCAAAACAGTGACAGCAGCTGCCTGGCATTGACAGACGATAATTATCCAGTGATTTGGGATTATTCAAATTTTAAATCCATTTGTTATGAGTAAAAAGAAAAAGAAAAAAAATCTTTCTTTCAAAAGGACAGAAGGAATGGTCCGATTTGAATATGGACCAGGTGTGGCAAACGCGTATGCCGGCTGGTCCAGATTACAAAGAGATACAGGCGCAACTCCTGTTTTCAGCAGTTTTTATGCAAGCCTTACTGACGAACAGAAAATGGATATTAATGTAGTAAATGTTCAGTCATGAAAAAACCTCGATTAAACAAACTGACTATGCCGGCTCTATTGAAAAATGACTATTGGAAAAAACGCAAGAGACATGGCAGAAAGCGCCTGTTCGCTTCACCTGAGCAACTACGGGCCGCCTGTGAAGATTATTTCCAGTGGATGGATGATTATCCCTGGATTAAAAAAATTGCCATTACAAGAGGCTCCAGTGCTGGCGAACTCCTGCGTGTCCCGTGCGTCAAGCCTTACACTCTCTCCGGCCTCTGCCTTTACCTAAAAGTAAGTGCAGCCTATTGGAGGAATTTTCGCCGTTTAACGCAAGACGAAGGTTTCTTATCGGTCATCGAGTGGGTTGAAGGAGTTATTCACACCCAACAATTCGAGGGCGCATGTGTTGGCGCCTTCTCTGGCAGGATAACATCTGCAGTAATCGGACACCATCCGAGAAACAGTAAGAAAACAAAACATAAAGCTGGTGACAATCAACTGCTACAATATGTCATTTCAATGAGTTTTCCGAGTCCAAAAAGGACCGGCGAGAACTTATTTTAATCACGCTGAACTTTCAAAATGATAGTTACTGTATGACCAGTACACTATATATTAATTGATTGGCAATTACTTGCAACCATTATGTTGGCATGGTTGGCCATGTAGTGGGCCAGGCGGACCTGCGCAGCGTTCACAGTTCAAGTTTATACTTCTCTTGTAATTATTTATGCACATAGGTTAACTCGGTAGTTCACATTGAATTACAATTAAAACAGGTCGCAAATACTGTTAATCATTCTTAATCTAAGTGAAACATTTTTACATATTTCCATATTTAATGACATAAGGACGTCCGTAAATTTTTATCATGCAAAACGAATTATTTACCAGGAAAGAAGTAATGACAATTTTTAACGTCAGCGCCGTCACTATCTGGAACTGGCAGAAAAAAGGAATACTGAAACCCTGTGGCTATATAGCTGGCAAAAGGCCCCGCTACCGAATAGAAGACATTGAGGCGGTGGGCACAGAAACAAAACAAAAAACAATATCCAAAATCCATGAGTGACAATCAAATCATAGGCGCATCAGTCCAGGTTGGTACCGGCAGCAGTAACGCTAACATCAAGGAGGTAAATAAAAACCTCAAAGATGTGAA